CTATTGCCACCGATGTAGATTGTGTTGTTGCTGACATACAAACTTTTCCACGGTCTAGCCGAACTGCCTAGATCGCCGCCGTTGGCCACACTGGGTAAAACATCCCCACCCACTGTCAAGTTGCTGGTTATGGTTGTTGCTTGGTCTATTGTTATAGAACTGCTGTCAGTGGTGCTTAGTGTGCTACCTGTAAATTCAAACGCACCTAGATTCAACGGAGCAACATCCAACCCTAATGATGTATAAAGTTCTGTAAAGTTTGCATTAACTTTTTGGAACGCTGCCCGTAGACTGTCTCCTCTACGATCATTTGGCGACGTTCCTACATTAATTGTTTGTTTTGTCATTCTGCGCTCCGTTATAATGTTCTTTTAATTCTAGGTCTAGGATAAACCGATCCTGTTGTGGGTCTTGGTTTATAGTTGATTTTTGGAAATACATTGCCACTAGTTTCCCTTTCTTTTTTGTAAAACAAATACAGATTCGGTGAACCCTGTAGATCTTGTCCGTCTGTAGGACCGCCTGAAGTTGCCACAAGTTGTCCTGATTTGGCAATGGCTGTTATATAGGCTTTTGCCCGCTCTTGATTCATATCCGGATAAATTTCTAATGCACATGCCAATACTCCACACACCTGCGGGCTGGCCATTGATGTACCACTATACTTACCAATGCGATAGGTGCTGTTTCTAGGATCTCCGGCACCACCACTTGGCAATGCACTAATAATATATGTTCCTGGAGCATATAGATCAACTCCTGGACCACAGTCACTAAATAACACCTTCTGGTCAATTTGAATGGTGTCGACAGCACCTACACATATTGCTGGTAGGTCATGTGTGCCATAGGTTAGATTATCGCCGGCTGTAGGGCTTGTTCCCCTGTGAGTATAATAGGGCTGTAGGACACTAGCAGGATATCTTACAGCCATCTCAAATGTGTTATTCCAATCAACTCCCCCCGGTACATCATGCATCCACCGCCCGTTACCCGCAGCCCCAACCATGATAATGCCTTCGTCGTAGAGATCCTCAATGTCATCGTCGCAGGCAGGTACTCTCAAAGGAATACGTTGTCCACTAATAAATCCCCAGGCATTGAGTTGTGCGGTTGTAAATCCACCACCAGTAGTCTTGGCGCTGTTAACACCAACCTGAAGATCTATTTGGCTAGGAGCATTTTCATAGAATGTCCATTCGCATATCATTGTAGGACTACCCAGGGTTCCTGAGGTAGTTGATGTACCTTCCTGTCTTACTCTAAATGTTCTATTTGGTGCAACACCTTCAGTACCGTAATATATTCTTTGTACTGAATTGTCTTGAGCGCACCACATGATTTTAGGCAGTGCAGGATTAGTAATACTAACACCACTCCATACAGTTGACCCATTGCCAAATGTTAGATAAAAGTTTGTACTGGGATATATTGTGTTGTATGTAGTTCCTAAGTAGGTGATATTAAAAGGCAGAGACAATGTCCAATAGCCGTCGTCATTGTTTCCTGTTGTGGGTGCAGTTGATGCTGTTAGGCTTGCCGCACCTAGCAGGCTGTTTGTAATACTACTGACATTAGCAGCCTCACTGCCACTTGATGTTTGTGTAATGGTACACAACATGGCAAATGCTGTTAACGGATTGCTTACTTGACTTATATCTAAATTTGTTGTATAGGTAATAGTATAACTGCCAGTAGTAGGAAGAGTTATATTTTCATCAATAACAGCTTCAACATCTCCGCCTTCGATCGACGTAAACGGTCCTTGACTAAATGCAGTTATAACAGAGTTATCACTTTGTCGAACTATCTGTATACCAATAGACAAACTGGTTTGTCCTGTTTGACCTCCTGAAGCAATATCATTTTTAACTCTTATTGTGGTATTATTACCTGTGGTAGTTAATGTTATTACATAAGTTGCGTCTGGAGGTGATGTACCTAACAAATATGCTGATTGGTTTGATTCTAAGGTCCACGATGCAGGTTTTGAATTAATAGTTCCACCTGTAGCACCTACTGGTCCTGAAGTGGTTATTCTGTTTCCAAAATTTTCCAAACCTAATAAATTTGCCAGTCTAGTTGAACTTGTGCAAACACCACTGGTTCCAAGGAAGGTAATGGCACCACCTGGTGTATATCTAGTTCCTCGATAGGTCACTGCGGTAATATCAGTCATACTCCATTCGCTAGGAAATATACTATCTCCCCAGCTGTTGTTTACAATTGTGGGATTTTTTCTTCCAGTTGCAGGATTAACTGCTTTATTCCTATGAAATGCTCGAACGTAATCAAATACCAAACTGAAATTACCTGCATTACCAGTATCATAGTATAAACTATAAATTGTACTATCACGGGCCCAGCCTTGTGTATTTCCTGCTACAGTTCCAGCTACATGCATGCCGTGTGGATCAAGTAGACCTAGATTGTATGTGCTCGCAGCAGCACCAGTTACTTCTGGATTATGTTGAAACCAATTGTAGTTTACAACTCGTGATCCACCTGTGCCGTCTGCGTTGACCGCAAACTCAGGATGTGCCTGTGTTGGCAGTCCGGTATCACAGATTACAACATCAACATTACGACCAGTTTGTGCCAGCTCAATTGTGCCAGTTTGTGCCGGCGTACCTGAGCCGTTGCCTTGATAGCCAGTTCCACCCCATCCTGTACGTTGTTGGCCTTCAGTGCATCTCAATAAAGCCCAATTTTTCATATTGTTTGAAGTAGCGGAAGATTTATCCCAAGAAGAACTAGTTTGAGTAGTTGTATTGGTACCGGCCTTAATACCTAGTTCGTCTGGATGTACGCTGACTGCCTTTACTCTAGGATCGGTCCTTAACTGTGTTGCTTCCCAGTCTGTCAGTCTATACACAGTGTTCCTACTCATAGGTCTACGTTCTAGGCACTGTACATCACGATTTAATTCTGTATTAGGTGGCGCTTTACCTGCCGTTTCTAATTCTTCGTAGATAGCATCAAGGTCATCGTAGTTGTACACTGTGACAATGTACTTTCTAGTCTGTATGTAAGACAACATTTCTGACATATTATGCCTCTAATTGTACAGCGGTCAATGTAACAGTAATGGTAGTTGTTCCACCACTCTTGTTAGTTACTGCTAACTGTATATTTGTATCTGGACTAGATTCGTTGCTGAAACCTAATGCTCCTGGACTGATTAAAATAGTTTGTGCTCCAGTGGTAATTACTTCAGCCACCACACCTGCGCCTGGAGTAGGATCAGCACCCTCTACTCTACTTGAGTCTGCTGTACGACTAGCAATGTCTGTATAAATTCTTACCCATGCTGCTGCACTAGTTTGAATCTTGTACAGCATATATCCCTTGTATCCAGTGATAGTCAAATTGCCTGTAGCCGCATTGGCCAAACTGGCAGTTGTTCCAGCAACAGCAGATCGAGATGCCAGTGTACCTCCGCCACCTCCTGATACAGTTCCCGGTAGCCATTTACTACTAGCAGAACTCCATACAAGTGCTTGACCGTTTGAGGGCGCACTAGTAGTTGTATCAACGTCGCTAAGTGCATCAATACTGGTTGCAGAGTAAGCCGCAGGTATAGTTGGCAATCCTGTTAAGGAAGAATACGCACCTGTGGTAGCCACAGTGGCCAATGTTGGGCCAGTAATCGTAACTCGTCCTTCACCGTCTGTGGCAGTTGTAATCCCACCGGCCCCCGCAAAACGTAGTGTCTCTCCAGAGAAAATTGTTCTTTGAGTAGAGTCATCGCCGGCCACATTAAATTCATAACTGCTGATGCTAACACCACCTCCACCCCCACTTGGTACTGGTCCCCAAGTGATTTCTTTACCTGTTGGATCGTAGTACAATACTTGTGGGCCAGTGACTTCTCTAATCGGAGCAACATAGAAGCCAGCGGCCACACCATTAAGAACAGCACCACTGGCATTTAATACAATACTATTTGCTGGTTGATTAGTTTTACCTGCTTGATTTCCAATAGCAATAGCATTATCACCTTGGTTAGTTTGACCGGCATATACACCGAGTGCCACTGATTGAAACCCTTGACTTGTTTCGCCTGCATTAGAACCTACGGCAACTGCCGCCTGAGATTGATTAGTTTGACCTGCATAAGAACCAATACCTACGGTGTACCCTGCAGGATTTGTTTTTTGCGCCCGGAACCCAATTCCAACAGTATAATTAGATCCGCTGACTTCGCCGGCCTCTCCGCCTAAATAAACTGACAATTCACTAGTTCTCAAACTTGATGTTGCAACAGGTCCAACCACTGTACCAGTAGCACCGTTGATAACCATTGTAGATGCGTCTGAAAATACAGAACCTTTCAAATAGGTCACATCAAATGTGATACTATCACTGACTGCATTAGTTGTTAATTGTATACCTTCGCCTGCTACTAATACTAATGTATCCGTACTGTTATCAGCTAGTACAGAACTTTGACCACCCACCGCAATAGAAGTAAATCCAAATCTTGTGTTGGTAACAATAACCGTTCCAGTACTTTGATTAATGGAAATTCCGTCGCCTGCTGAAATTGCCACAACGCCTGTATTCGATAATGTTATAGATCCTGTTGCTGCACTAACGTTTAAGCCTACACCCGAGACTGCAAAGCTAGTTACTCCTGAGTTAGTAAATGTTATGCTATCTGCAGAAGCATTGGTAGTGATACTGATTCCTGTGCCGTCAACAAAGGTCAATGTATCTGATGTGCTGTCTGCTACCACGTTTGATTGACCACTTACTGCAATAGTTTGGAAAATATTTTGTGGAACACTAGGTGCTGCGTTGGTAATTCGAACCGTGCCTGGTACACTGGTATCTAATGAAATACCAGATCCTGGATCTGTAATAACGCTTACAATACCAGTATTAGCGATAGTTACATTTCCTGTTCCGCCACTAACACTTATACCATAACCTGCAATTGCCGATAATACCCCTGCATTAGAAATAGTTACATTTCCTGTAGCGCCGCTAACTGTAATACCAGCACCACCTGCGTTAGATAACACACCACTGTTGGCAATGGTCAGCGTATCAGTACTAGCACTTGTGGTTATTGCAATACCATTACTGGCTGCAATAGTTAATGTATCGGTTCCGGTGTCAGCTACAATATTTGCCTGCCCAGAAACGGCAATAGTTTTAAAATAACTTTCGTCTAATGCTAGACTACCGATGGTTGAACCTGCTGGAAGATTAACTGCTCCGTACTGCGATGTTATTATTGCTGAACCTAGATGTATTGAATTACCGCTTAGATAGATATCTCTCCATCTTTTGGTTGCAGACCCTAGATCGTAGGTCTCATTTTCTCCAGGCACAATATTTGAATTTAACGAAGTTAAATCAACAGCGCCACCACCCCCAACGCTTAGATACAACTCGGTAAAGTTGTCATTTATTTTATTAAATGCTTCGTCGACTGTACTCCACAGTATCGGAGCAGAACCTGAATTTATTGTTTGTCTAGACATTATGTTCTTCCTACGGCAACTTCAATAGTGCCAATGTGATCTGAATTGTAATCCGATATAGCCTTGCCAATCACTGTTCCAGTTTTGGCAATACCACCTGCCGATATTCCTACTCCGGGTATATTTGAAGTTACTATCAAATCTCCCTTCTTGATCTGTCCTACTACTCTGCAAGGAACTCGACCTTGAAGTGCTATTAGATTTTTAAGTCCAGGACATGCACCGTTCATGATGTAAGCAGCATTATCACTTACAACTCCTGCGACTCTATGATCTTCGTGTGAACTAGACATCATTACTTCTTTATCGCCACCAAACACTAATACTGTTCCCACAGGGTATTCTCGATCACCTTCGTAATATTCTGCTAGGTCAGCAGAGTAAGTTGCTTGTAATCTACTTCCAGCAGTCAATGTCCATAAACCAGTAATTGTTCCACTGGTTCCTGCAGCACCTGTTGTTATGACAGGAGTAGTTATTGATCCAACGGTAATCGGAGCATTACTCAATCCATTTTGAGTTCTAAACACATGCGCATCATTATCGTAAAATGTTCGTCGATCAGTTGCAACGCTGCCATCACCAATCAAGATACCCACCTGACTTAAGAAACCATATATCTGTGTATAGCCGCCTGTAGCAGATGTTGTTGTATCTAATATGGTTTTTGTATCAACTAACAGTCTTTCAACGCTTACATTCCTGGCTCCGAAGTCGCCATTGCTGTCTCGTTTAACCAACGTGCTTACAGCATTTGAGCTAGATTCATCTACTATGGCATAGTCAGTATCATTAGTAGAAGTGAAACCAATTCTTCTCAAATAACCAGTGCCTGTATTGTATTGAGATTTTTTAATTGCTCCGCCTAGGTCAGCAATAGAACTGAATGGCACAGCAGTAATATTGCCAGTTACCAGTGATGAATTTCCTAATACTGTTTTGGTAGGAACTTGTTCAAGTTTAGCTAAAGTAAGACCATTGTCTTTTACAGTTAACCATCCATCAGTTGCTGTAAATTGTACGCTGTCAAAACTGGCTAGTCCTCGATCAGCTTGTGTAATACCGGTAGCATTTGCTCTTGTTGATGCAGCAGTCATAGCTAACTTGCTTTGAACAATAGCTGCCGCAGCATTTACATCTGTATTGGTAATAACACCTGGGTTGATTTGTGCATCAACAGTGTTAGCGGTTGAATCAATATTAAGACTAATATCACCTACCATCGCAGAGTTTTGTGCAAAATTTCCAGCACCAGTAAATGTTAATATATCTCCGCTTCTAGGATTAGTTGCCTGAAAGTCAGCTAGATTGTTAAGAGTTAAACTTCTAAGATTAACACCATCGGTTGGATCTGTAGGATCCGCCATGTTGGCAATTTTAAACCCACCAACATCTAGATTGGCTTTCATTGGAAGTTGTCCATCTAAGGACAAGAATCCGCCGCTAAATGCAGGAATCAAGCTGGCCTGTGATATTGGACTACCTGTATGACTAGTTCCTAATCTACGTTCAATGTATCCCCTAGCAGCATTTTCTGTTGGTACAGTATCAGTGGCGTTATCCGAGAACGAACTGTCTGTTGAAAATTCTGAAACAGGTACACCGCGTTTAAATCCTAGACCATCTAAGTTTGACAATGCAATTGATGCTGCAAATGTAACACTTCCAGTACCTTGGTCAACACGGAAATAAGGACCAACAGAGAAATTACCAAATTGATCTGTGGTTACGTAGAATACTCGTCCTACACTACGTTCCTGAGTTTCGGAATCCGGATCTAGAGCATTTACAGCAGGCCCGTAAATTTCATTAGGATAGTTAGTATCAGCATACGAACCAGTACCAATTTCTAATAAATCATGTGAAGTTACACGAGTCAACGAAATACGAATAGTTAACGTTCCCGGTTCGTCTTTACCCGTAGAAGATTTAAGAGTGGGTAAGTTTGTAAAATATACCAGTGAGTCATTTAGCGGAGGGCTAATAGTAATAAGACCGTATGCCTGTCCGGTGACCGCTTCGTTTTGATAACCTTGTACTGTATAGGTAGTTGCTTTGAATACAATTTTAGTGCCGATCAATCTTGCCGCTTCAGCACCGCTAATTGGAACTACAGCAAACGTGCTGTCTCCAGCACGACCTACAACTTTACCTACACGGTGAACACCGCTTTGTATAAAACTGGTTTCAATTTCAGTACTGGCACTAATTGCCTCATCTGTTACAGTGAATGTGTCAGGAGTTAAAACGTTTTTAACAAAGAATATTCTAGTAGTGGACAGCCCAATGGGCAATACTCCAGTTGTGGTAAATCGAATAGCATCTCCAGCATTAAACCCGTGTGATGCTAGACTTATTACTCCTGGATTGCCAATTGAAATTGTACATACTGCCGCACTAGTTACAAATGGCTGAGTTGGATCTACTGTAAGATCGATATAGTTATAATTTTCTCTAAGTGTAGTTTGCGCTAGACCGAATACTTCATAGGCCTGCGTACCACTTTGACTACCGCTAGTAGCTATCGGTGTACCTCGTTTTGCTGTGCCTATTCTAAAACTATCCTCAGTCCAACCATCTGATTGAACATAATAGACAACACCCACACTCAATCCAGTTGGCAGTGTACCTGTGGTTGTTAATGTTATTTGATATCCAGGTTGCAGTCCGTGACCCACTCTAGTAATTACAGCAGGAGTTGATATCGAAATAGTAATTGTTCTAGCACCTTCTGGATCAGAATATGCATCAAATTGTAGCACACGATAAACTTCTGGCGATTCTGCAAGAACAAGACCAGTACTAGGACGAACAGCAACATCCACCGCATTGCCTGTTAACACCGTGGTAGAATTTTGTCTAATTGATATAACATCGCCATCGGCAATAACAGCGGCTAATCCATCAATACCCGCTCCCTCTGAACTTCGGAGACTAAGTCTAGATACTCCAGGCGGTAGACCTGATGTTGTGGCTCCAGTAATTGGATACCTAAACATGGTTCCTAGCCCGTGGTCAACTTCTAGTTCACCGTTAGGTAATGGAGGATAAGTGTAATTGGTCACATATATAATAAGACCATTAACTTCAGTTTCATAGAATCCAGACGGTGCATAACAAGTTGCAGATTGTGCAAGATCGTAATACAACGAAACCGGGGTTGGAACTTCTAATGGGTCACTTCCCTCAGCTACTAGAGCATAATTTCCGTGAGCACTTGATCCGCCGATAGATCTAATTTGCCCGCCGCCAATTGAGTAATATGAAATATGGCAGTAGTAGGTAAACATACTGACACACTCTGCCAATCCTCCGTTGTTTACAACAATACCATAACCCAGGTCGTTGATCTGTGTGTAGTCATTAGACAACATAGATCTATTACCAGGCATCAACACTTCGTAGACGTTGGCATTTTCATTAACAAAATCTATAACAGCCTGTTGAATGTCTGCTTTCTCTGCGACCAGTGTTGATCGTGCAGCAAGTAATGTTGAAGAGTACCCAACTAGACCAGGCAGTGTTTCAGCAGTTGGAGCAGTACCAGATGATACTGTAGTGGCCACATCTGATATTAATGTTTCGATAACGGATTGAATGGCAGCATCGCTGACTGTGCCAGGAACTCTAGGAGTAGCTGTATAGGTTGTTACTGGAGAAAGATCTAATATAACCTGTTTGGCCAAATATTTGGCATAGTTAATGCCAGCTACAGTTTGAGTCAATTGACCGATTGGAATTTGTAATTCTATCAAATCTCCAACACCGTCGTAATATTTTAATCCAGCTTTTCTAGTTTCACTATTGCCACCATAGACAATGTCGTAGACCAGTGCTTCGACTATATACCCAATGTCTCTAGCAAATAATGTTTGATCGAATACCAATGATGGGTAAGTGGCTATCATGTAGCCTACAGTTTCGTCTTGAATAAATTCTATGTTGGCCTGTAGTAGTGCGCTGGCATTTACTCTATTGGCTGCTAATCCTGCAGGATTTGTAAATGATAGAGCCGGTGCAAATGTGCTTCCGTTCCTCACAATATTTGCAATAGTAATTTTGCTAGTTTCAACTATTGACTGTGCAGCAGGTGTTGTTGTTAGATAACTAGATGCTTGGTCATGTGCTTCCTCTATGGCCTGTACAGTTAAATCTAATTGGTCTTCAACAACCACAATGGCCGCAGCAAGTCTGTATGATAGGCCAGAACGTCTAGCATGATAGTTAGTACCAAATACAATGTCATAGCCGACGCCGTCAATAATTAATCCAACATCTCTAAAACATATTTCTTCGTTGTAAGTAAACAAGTCATATGGCCAAGGTGTAGTTTCGTCAAGTACAAAAGATGCTGTCGAACCTGCTGTGTTAAATGTGTAATCTCTTACATAGTTAATTCTATAAACAGTATCTTCAACAATAAACGATGCTGGTAATTGAGGTATACGCTTCAGTTCACCCACACGTAAAAATGTTGGACTATCTTTATTAATAATTTTAAATTTTAAGTTTCCAGCAAACCCGTCAATGTATTGTCCGCCAGCAAATGTCTGTCTACCTATGCTCTTAGAGAATGATGCACATTCCTGAGCGTAGGGAGATTTAGCAAGGATTTGTCCTTCTGGGTCAAGTACCATGGCAAACCCGCCATGCCCTTGGAACGTAACTGCCTGTAATCGAACAGCATCATTACACAACATAACGTCCATTTGGTCGTTGTCTTTAGGATAGTTAACGCTTCCGGAGTTATCGATTACATCTATAACAGCATTAATCAATGCACCAACAACTCCGCCAGTGTTAGTGGCACTACCACCTGAAGTGTACACTCCTATTCCTACACCATTAACGCTGCTAGTTAATGCAGCATTGTTATAAAGATAGAATGATGTAGCATCTATGACATCAACGTAATAGTCGTTGCCATTAATTTCAGTCATACCTACAACATTGCTTATTAAAATTTGATCCCCATCTACTAGACCGTGAGCAGATGATGTAGTAATAGCTATGGGGTTAGTATTTGTAGCAGCTGAAATATTAAACGAAGTACCACCAGTTCCTACCTCTGCAATAAATGCACCGTCTATAATTTGTGGATATGTAGATCGGAACGTTTCTTGTATTTCTACGTTTCTAATTACTAGTTGTGCAAGAACTCCTAATCTACGAATTGCAGCAATTGTTTGTGATAATTGAGCACCAATTGCTATTAATCCACTGGCATTGCCGTAATATTTTAATGCGGCAGAAATAGTTCGATTACTACCTCCCCACTTTAAATCGAATACCATTGAATCAATAATGAGACCTACATCTCGCTGACAAAGCTCTTCATCGTAGATAAAATTTGGAGCAAATGGTGATATACCCTTAGCAGATTGATCAGCAATCCATCCAACTACTTCAGCCTGAATAAATTGTCTGTTTAAAATTAATAGCTGTGCAGCGGCTCTATAGAATCCACGATTATTAACTAGTGGATAAACTGGTTGTGAACTATCCTGCAGATAGTGATGACCAAATAGTCTATCGGCAATAGTTATTTGATCAGTGCCAATAACACCAACAGTTAAGTCTCTTCTAAAGTGTATAAACGCCCATGGACTAGAACTTAGTCCAGGTTTTGGTCTAATGATACAACGTCTAAATTCATCGCCGATAATCGATACGTTGTTAGGAATCCTTAAAGGTAAGTTTTCCTCGTAGACTCCAGTTTCTAATAATATACTGATTTGAATTTTCTTAGTAACATCACCGTATGATATTACTTCACCGATTTCAAATGTACCAAATTTCAAATCAACATCGAATATTTCATTACCACTACTATCCAACGATCCGTTGTGAGATAAAATCTGTGCCAATGCTCCTGAGCTTTCTCCTCTCAGATACAGACCTTCTCTAATATCTCTACTTCTAATGGCAAATGGTGTTGATGTAGTTACATCTCCTGTAAAGTCTGTTCGATATCCTTCTGTCTTAATAAGGAATCTTGGAAGACTTACTTCAACTAACGGTAAACTGGTAAATCCAGTACCTTGGTCAGTGATAGTAATACTTTGTACAACTCCCGAAAAAACATCAGCAGTACCAAATGCCCCTGCACCACCGCCACCTGAAATTCTAACAGATACTAGGCCATAGCTATTACCGCCACTAATTACCTGTACGTTATTGACTTTATAGGTTAAATCTAGTGTAACACCATTACCAAAATTACTGTTGTCGCTGCAAGAAATTGCTGTGCTGCCAGGCAGAGCAGTGTAGACACCAGACGATAATTGTCTAACTGTTAGTACACCACCTGCTTCTGTAATTGAAAGAACTTCGTATCTTGCAGGCTCAATGTTTGTGCCTCCAAGAACAGTTAATACATCTCCGGGTTGATAGTTAACACCTACCGAATTAATCACAACACCATCAACACTCATTAATGGAATTCCGGAGAATCCCGAACCGCTTGCTGGTGCGTTTTCAATATCTTCTAGAGTACACTCGCCGGCTCCATTATTATAAGTTAGTGTTTTCTTGTAAGGTCCAATTTCGTCTCTAGCTTCTAGTACTATTTCTTCTGCTCTCTTAAGTGCTGCTTCGATAGTTCTATAGGCATAGGCTAAAGCACGACCCTGTAATCCTGCACTGACACCAACCCGATCATCTTCTCCAGATGTTGCAACATACAAGTTTACTATACTACCAAATGCAGAATTATCAACGTATCTCTTAGTTGCTGCAATTAAACCGTCGTATACTTCGTCATCATCGGGTTCTGGATCACGTGATAGTATTAGTGGGCCACTCATTGTTCCCCACGCTGGGGTTCTTAACCCAGTTCTTGGATCAACAGCGTTAACGCCTGCACGGGCAATTTTGCTATCTGCATAACGCTTGTTAACTGCTTCGTGTTCGTAAATAGGAGAAAGAGGAGAGGCTGTTGTACCCAGGTCTTTGATTCTCCACTGATCTCCACCCGATCTTGCACTTAGATCTCCGCCTAGCTGTGGACTAATATCACCTACTACTTCCGAAAACTGTGAACTAATTCTAATTTCATTTTCGTTGGTTGTGAAATCTAACGAAATACCAGAACCATTTACTAGCTGTTTAAAAACAACACCGGTTTCTGTATTGTTAACAGAAACAATTGCATTTTCTTGTCCAAAATAACTGCTGGGTGTATCATCTAGATTCTTAAAAGTTAGCTTTTCGCCTAGACCTAATGAGCTGTAGAGCTCACGAAAGTTGTCGTTCACTTTGCGGAACGAGTCGCGAATACTGTCGCCTGTGCCGTCGTTGCCTACAACGCCGATATCAATAATTTTTCTTGCCATGGTAGATCCTAAGATTTATGGTTGCTCTACTATTTAGCCCAAAGTTTTATAAGCCGAATGTAAATACAGAATGTTCTTAAAAAAAGAAACTCAACAAAGTCAATATGTTAGGATCAGTAAGCTAGGTATTGAACACGAATACACTAGAAGAAAAACAGTTGCTGTCTTTCGTTGCGATAACTGCGACTACGAGTTTAATCGTGATTTGAAAAATATGGATCATAGAAGATTAAGCAACAACTACTTCCATGTGTGCTCAAAGTGTGATGCTAAAAAGTTTGCACAGCGTAAAGGAGTTGAGCGCAAACAGATATGGAATATGCCGGCTAGTACTGAACTGCCTGTAGGAAAGTATTAGACTCTAAAACTTTCACCACATCCGCAACGATCTCGCTCATTAGGATTCTGAAAATCAAATCCTTCATTTAATCCGTTTTTAACCCAATCCATAGTTAGGCCCTGTAGATAGACACTGTCCTTGACATTTACCTTAATAACAAAATCCGGATAGGTAATATTGTTATCGTAGGGATCAAATTTATCATCTCTCAAATATTCCAACACATAAGCAAGTCCACTACATCCTGTGGTTTTTACACCTATTCGAATACCCTTACATGCCTTTTTATGCAATAATTCTTTAACCTTTGCAGCCGCTCGATCAGTTAGGGTAATCATGCTTGTTCTTGTAATCGGCTACCGCTGCTTTAATCGCATCTTCTGCTAGAATACTACAGTGTATTTTTACTGGAGGTAGAGCTAATTCTTCTGCAATCTCGCTATTACGAATATTACTAGCAGCATCAATGTGCATTCCTTTAACCATCTCAGTGACAAGACTCGAGCTGGCGATTGCTGAACCGCATCCATATGTCTTAAAACGAGCATCGCTAATAATACCATTTTCATCTACCTTTATTTGTAGTTTCATAACATCGCCACAAGCAGGGGCACCAACCATACCAGTACCGATATCAGTATCACTCTTGTCAAAAGATCCGACATTCCTGGGATTTTCATAATGGTCGATTACTTTTGCTGAATAGGCCATCCTTAACCCTTTTTAAACAGACTTAGTATTTTAGCCTGAATTGTTTTGGCAAAGTCGGGCTGAGGGAAATTCCAACCAATAAATGCACCTAGTGCTAACCAAAATAATGTTTCTAACATATCATTCTCCTATTAAGCGGTCGTTAACGACAGACCAGTCGATAATACGCCAAATATTATTTAGATACTTGACTTTGTCCTGTTGGTAATCTAATGCCCAAGCGTGTTCCCACCAATCAATAAGCAGAGCAATCTTCATGCCTTTTTTGTATTCGTGATTGGGAATGGTATGCAGTTTGCCCGCAGTATCCATATAGACCCAACCGGAACCTTGAATAGCCATCGCTTCTTTTTCTACAGCTTCTTTAAACTTGTCAAAGCTGCTGTAAACGCTGTCAATTAATTCACCTGCTGCTTCTGTAGGTTTATTAGCAGCTCTCGGAGGAGTTAGATTTCCAAAGTACAAATTATGCAACATTGCGCCGCCATAATTAAATTTAGAATCACCTTCTCCGGCATTGTATCTTTCAAAATACTTGGCAGCTAGGCCTGAATAATGATAGTCGAGAGTATCTTTACTCATTACGGGATCAAGTTCTTCCTTGCCAAAACTCAACCGATTTTGAACAATTTCTCTAGTATTAGTATCTTCGTGTAGGTATTTGATGAAATGTAGCGCCATCCTGTATTTAGTGTATAAATAACCTACAAGGAGATTTTAATATGATCGGTTTATTAAAGAAACTATTTGGTTCTAAGCCAGCAGAACAAACTGCGGAAGTTCCATATAAGGTAGAGGCAGCACCAGTAATTGAGTTGGTACCATCACCTGCTCCGGCAGTTGATGCAGTGGTAGTTGTTCCAGATGCTGTTGTGCCAGCGGCAGTAGTTGAGGCAGCACCAAAAGCAGAACCACAGAAAAAGGCTGCTCCTGCAAAGAAAGCAGCCCCAAAGAAGCAACAGTTTGCCAAAAAGCCTACAACAGCTAAAAAGCCGCCTGCTCCAAAGAAACCAAAATCACAAGCCTAATTCTTTAGCTTGTTCGTAAAGTGCAAAGCTGGCCAAGTTTTTGGCCTTGCTTTCGCACATGATATCGAATTGGTCTCTAAAGCTCAAGGCCCATTCATTTGCTGCTGTATTCCAGTAGAAGTTTGAATGTGCTCTGAGCTTTTGTTTTTTGTGTCCGGATTCAATTAGCGCATCAAGGGCGGGAAGGGTGTCTGTGGCATGGTCAACAACAACGTCTTCCCGTGAAACACTATAATGTATAACAGGCCGCACACCGCGCCAACTATCAATAATCCTTTTAACACGGTCGTCATTTGCTTCAATATATTCTCCTGAGTTAATCCAATGGTGATGAATATCTAGTACTAGGGCACAGTCGTTTACTAGTTCTATGCTAGAATCGATACCCCAAGTCATTTCGTCGTTTTCAATTGTAATACAATTCCTGGCTTCAGGTGAAAGTCTAGTCAATGCTCTGCGGATACCTTCAGGACCTTGCTTGCCTGAAATATGCACATTGATCTTGAAGTCTTGAAACGTTTTGCCGTAGCCCATCCAGCGAGCCATATCAGTATGGTACTCGAACTCTTCGATTGATCGTTCTACAATACCTTCGTTAATAGATGCAAGCACAGTGAACTGACCAGGATGCATAGACAACCGAACACCCCTCTTGCGAGCCAGATCTCCCACCTCTCCAAATGCTCTTTCGCAATAGGCTCGGACATCGCTACGCCGCCAAAACCTGCACCAATCCTGCTGAGTATATAC